AAGAAGAGGATGATATGTGGATACAGTGAGTTCAAGTCAAACGATACCACCCAGTCATGACCACCGACCAACGGGTCTTTGACATAGGCACCTATGATAGGTTTCATCTTGTCATTACCAGTCTTAAGTCTTTGTGGTGGTGTTTGAATGTTTTGTTCTTTAAGGAAGTTGTAGATAATGGTTTCCCAATACTTCACCATTCCAAAGGTATCGTTGTAATTACACTTTGCATTGTAACTCATCGCTTGAACGAGTTCGATTAATCCTAGTTTCTCTTCTAGTTCTTCGACCAGTACAGCATCCTGTACATTATACTCAAGGAACTTTGGATAGTCTTGTTTGTAAAGTGTATGCAGATTTCCATACTCTGAATAATCTAATTTACTTTTACCAAGTTCGACATTTGCAATGTGATCTAGTCTGTAGGATTCTTGATTTACAAATGTATGTTTACGATATAGTTCTAGATAGTCAAGAACATTCACACCATAGAGATTGTAAACCTGTTGTTTCTGATATCCATGAGCAGTAAACTCACGAACATCTGATTGATTCCATGGTGATAGCTTTTTGTGTTCATCTTCACCTAGGATTTTATCGATACGATTACAAAGATATGTGATATCGAATGAGTTCACATTCCATCCTGTAATGATATCGAATGATTCAGTTCTCCAATACTTGACGAACTTCATCAATAGGTTTGCTTCGTTTGTACATTCGTTATAGATCACATCAGTACGATCATGATTCCATGGGCCGATACCGAATACTACAGTTTCTTTTCCAAATGGTTTGATGGAGATTGCATTGACCTTCTCTCCAGCGATCATTGGTTCAGGGAATCCATCTTCACACTCACACTCGATATCGAGGGATGCAACTTTGATTAGTTTAGGATTGTATTCTATATCACCTTTGAACTTCTCTGCGATATAAGTGTAGATATACTTGTCGTATCCATGGATTTCGAATCCTTCGACACCTGAGTATCTCTCTCGAAACTTTCTTGCACCACCCATAGAGTTTAGATTCACTGCTTCCAGTGATCTACCATCTAATGACTTGAATGCAGTGTCCCCTTTCTTTGAGGGAATGTAGTGATTAGGTCGATAAGTAACAGCCATCTTGACTTGTTTCTTACCTTGGTAACCTTTGACTAATATTTTATCGCGTGTTCGACATACATTTGTATAGAAATCCATAATATAATTATACTAGAGGGATACTATTCTGTCAATGTAGTTCTGTCTGTATAATCTGAAAAATGTTTACGGACTACATCTTTTATGTCTTCATAATGTGCAATCTGTTCCATTTCTTTTTGAATAGTTTCTACATGGTCACCATGTTCAGCAACACCAACTGAGTTCTTGCATTGTACAAGAACATTCACTTTGTGCTTTTCTATCTGACCGTCTGCATGTGCAACAACAGCTTTTAATAAGTCATTTGTCATATCTTTACTCATGATAACTCCAATACCATTTCTTGTAACTCAACTGATCTTCGACCAACCTGACCGAACCATCTGCTGTCTTCCATCTGACTTGCCATCTCTTTCCAATCAGATGTAGAAACTGCAGCTAACATGTTTCTGAATTTACCTAATCGATTTGCACCTAAGTTGAAACACATATTCACTAGAACATGTTGAATGTTTTCAGGTAATGCATCAAAAACGATATTGTTGTTTTCACATACATGAATCGTTTCATCGACATGTTTATCAAAATCATCTGTGTAGTATAAATCTACTACATTTTGGCTAACTGGAGTTCCAGCTGGTTGTCCGTATTCGGGGTCTGACTTCTGAATCAAGTGACCCACGCCTAATGTTAGATATCCTAACGAATCTTCGTAGACTTCTAAGACCTCACCTTCGTGTCTTTTAATCTGTTCCTTCAATATTGCTTTGTTCAATTTCTTTATCCCTCTCTATTTGTTCTTGTATTAACTCTACAAGTATGTCGCCCATAAGGTTATTTAGTTCCTCATTTTTTTCTAAGTCTTCTACAGTGTCACCTGATTGAGGTAACCTTCTTATAGTTCTCTTAAAATTTAAATGAGGTTTACCATCTTCGAATTGTACATCCCCGTACTGGTAAACTAAACCCTCCCATTCTCCACTGATGATCTCTATCCCAGCATCTGTTTCATGTGGGTTTTCTACAACCCTATAAACTTCTTTAAATAACTTTGGCATAAATCTCTTCTTCAATTTTTAATGAAGATTCAGTGGTATTGTTTTCTCTCACATTAAGTTCATTAATGTTCTTTTGTATATTATTTATCTGCAATTTACACAATAGTTTTTCTTCCTCAGATTGTGTACTATGTCTTTCATTATGTCTTCTAAGTTCTTCATCCGAATCAACTGTTAAAAGAAAAGCTTGTGCATCGTGGTTATCTAATACCCATTGTATATCTTCACTTTTCCAGTACATATCACATTCTATAAGTGTATGTACATATGAGTAATCAGCCCATTTTAAGAAGTCTTGATACTTTGGAATCTCTGAAACTCCTGAGTCACCATCATAGATAGTGTTCTCTGCAGTTATTACTTCTGTTCCAGTGAATACTTGATTTGGTGGATACTTAATTGGATATGATTCAACATGTAATATGTCTCCGTATTCTCTACATTTCCAAAATGGAAGAGGTTCAGTAATATCTTCTTTTGGAGTATGTAATCTATCACAAAGATTATTTAACATCGTTGTCTTACCACTGCATGAAGCACCTAGAACAAGAATAATCATGAAATAATTTTACCGTAGAGTTCATCAGCTATTCTTAGGGAAGTTTGAATGTCTCTGTTGTTGACCACATTTAACCTTCCCATAAGATTGAAATTCTTTTGAATGTTATCTATCTGACTTCTACGACCCTGTAACCATTTCTCTGTTTGAGTATCTTGTCGTTCTTCGTGTCTTCGTTTCTCTTCATCTGAGTCAACTGTAAGAATGTAAACTTCTGATTCATGATTGTCTAGTACCCATTCTATATCTTCTGCTCTAAAGAATCGATCACCTTCTATAATAGTATGTTTATATCCGATACTGATACCATCACAAAATTCTCTAAAGTGTGGTATTGCACCATATGATAATCTATCTGTACCACCGAATGTTTCTCCTTCGGGATACTGACCACATACTAGAATGTCACCATGTTCCTGACATTTGAATAGAGGCATAGGTTCTACAAGATTAGGTTCTTCTAAACGAGAGATAAGACCTCTCATCAGGGTTGATTTACCTGAACATGGTACTCCACCGATTAAGTATATCATCTAAAAAAACTCGTCTAGACTTCCATGTTTATCTTTGTTAGATGGGCCAATCGGGTTTTCTGATTTACCACCAATACCCATTGTTGCAACATGTTCATCACAATATGCAACACATGAAAGTCTCACACCATTTCCTTCGATAGGTGTGACACCATGTAATTCATTTGAATCTGCAATCAATACATCACCATCATCAGCTTCTATTGCAAGACCGTATCTAGGGAAACAAAGATATGCACCCTTGAAGTCTCCAATCCTGAAAACGCACATTGTTGTCAATCCAAATTCTAAATCTTTTCCATCTAGATGTGCTGACATTTTTGCAGTACCTTCACTGGAATATCTGTTTGCAGATAAAGCCGTGATAGGTGCGCCCCCGATGTGATACTTACTTTCAATATAATTGTCTGCAAATGATCTTTGCTGACGCCACACATCGGGAGCAGCGATCTTTAATGCACCTTCGTTAAGAGGTGCAATCTTCTGTAATACTTCCCACTTTTGTTGATTAGATTTCTTCTTCATCCAACCACTAGGATTAATCATCCCTGTAAATCTTCCTCTCTTATATCCTATCAATACAGAATGAATTGCATTTGCTTCTGCAATACGATTGAACTTACCATTCTTTTTAAGTGGATAGTAAGAGTTAGGTGTTCTTAGTTTGTAATGTTCACCTTCGATCAATCCTTTCTTTTTCATATCCTCATGATCGATTGGCCCTGATGCATTTGCTCTCATAGTTGAGACATCATCAATTGAAAACAATGTATCTTTAATAGTCTGATAATTGTCTCCAGTGTATTCACCTTTAACAATATATGCAAGTGGAGCCATATCACCTGTAATAGATGCAACTGGTTTACTTACTTTAATTACTTTCTCATCTACTCCTATAGATGATATAACTTCATCGTATGATGATTTGTCTAGGAACTTTCCGTTCCACTTATCGTAGGTTTCTTTGAAACCGTGATCTACTTTTGCAATGTGTTCCATGGTTCTAATATCTGTTTTTTGATTTCTTCGACTAGATAATACAAGCATAGTGGTGCAACCATTAATCCAATCCTTGCACCCTTATCATTGTAATCACCAGTCATTTGATAATCGTTAGGTAGTGACATAAGTCTTACCATTTCCCTCGGTGAATAAATTCTCTTACCGTTGTAATGGAAATGATTACCACCCATAAATTTAGGTTGACATCCTTGTTCAGTCAATGAATGAGCTGGTAAATGTTTTGGAACTATCCTAGACATATAATAAGAATGTTTCTCGTCTTCCGCTGGTATGTGTCCTAATCTAATGTTCTCTTGGAACCAAGGTTTTACAATATGATCTCCAATAGAAACATAGGACATATTCTCTTTATCTGCAACACCATCAATACCTTTACATGGTGTACAGTTTGCAAACTTTTCATCAGGATGTTTTTCAAATCCATGAACCCAATGACCTTTTGAAGAATCTTTCATAGCTTGTTCTAAGTATTTAGCATCTTCGATATTCTCTTCATCGTCTGCAAGATCATCAATTGCTTGACTGATTGTTGCATATTGATCTGATGGTTCAGGGAAGATACTTCCTAGAGTCATCCAAGGTCTACCAATTGCTTCTAGAACATCATCACGAACACCAACCATGAATACTCTTTCTCTCTTTTGAGGTACTCCATGTTCATGTCCTTTCATGATCTTCCATACAACTGAATAACCTAGTGCTTCAAAATCTCTGACCATCTTGTTAAGATGATCTCTTGCATAATCCATAGAGAGACCTTTTACATTCTCACATACAATTACTTTGGGTTTGAGTTCACCAGCAATTCTAATTTGTTCCCATGTAAGGTCTTCGATGTTTTGTTGTTTCATTCCATATGCAACCTTCTCTTGTTCCCATCCTTCTCTCTTGGTTCCAGCCATAGAGAAAGGTGGACAAGGTGGTGACCCATCCAGTAGATCAAGTTCATATGGTTTGAGACCAGTAAGTTCCATAATACCTTTACCAGTCACTTGTTTGATATCTTTACATTCGTGTACAGTGTCAGGGAAGTTCTTAAGATAAGTGTCGACATGAATCTGTTGGAACTCATTCATGTATCGAACATCACCACCTGCGAGTTTATATCCACACGATGAACCACCACCGCCTGCAAAAAATGTAATATATGAGAATTTCTTCTGAGAAGAATTTTGTTTTAAATCGTCTAAATTATATTGAAAGTACATAGAACTATGATAACATATACCATAGTCCTATGTAAAGATGGTTTTTGAAATTAACCAACGAACTCATCACCTTCGTTCCATGCACAACCAGTGAGTCCACCAGCTTGTAATCCTTGTAAAGTTCTTAGAACTTCCTGTGCATTTCGTCCAGTGTCTAATGCATTGATTGATGCATGTTGAATGACTCTGTCTTTATCGAAAATGAATGTTGCACGATAACAAACACCATTTTCATCATCTACGATACCTAGTTGATGTGATAGTCCAAGTCCACAATCAGCTGCAAGGACATGTCTGATATTACCAATCAGTTCATTGTCTTGTTTCCAAGCTAATTTACAGAACTCATTATCACCACTGATACCAACAACATTTGCATGATCGACTAAGACATCCATTCCAGCAATTTCTGTTGGACATATGAATGTAAAGTCTTTCGGGTAAAAGTAAACTACAGACCAGTCTTTTTTCAAAGGCGTATATCCTTCATTAACTTCTACATCAACAAATTCGTTGTTTTCACTAATTCCCTTAAGAGTAAAACTCGGGAATAAATCTCCTACTGATAACATAATTTCTCCTATAGTTAAGAATAGACTCTCAGTATAACACCAAGAGTCTATTTTGTATAGGGGGTTTTAAGAGATTTTTATAGAGATTGGTTTATCCTCTTCGGGAATAACCTTCACTAAACTAACAGACAAGATGCCGTCTTTCAACTCTGCAGAATCAATTTCAACATTGTCTGCAAGAGTCCATGATCTCTTGAATGCTCTAGA